ACTGTGATGAGCGTGCAGTGCAGCGCTACCTTAACGAGGGAGTAGGCAACCCTAACTGCTATCTCATCGGTGGTGGTGATATGGCTGATTCAATTATAGTCACAGATAAGCGGTATACCAAATCCCAGGATGACACCAAAGGCCAGGCTATCATCGATGAACAGGTTGACATGATTGAACACCTCCTCAAGCCTTATAAAGACCGCATCATAGGCCTGGGCATGGGCAACCACGAGCTAACCATACTCCAGCGCGGCGGCTCACATATCATGCGGAGAGTAGCTAAAAGATTAAACACTGTCTCGCTGGGATATCAATGGGCCATAGCCGTAACCTTCTATCATATTGACAAAAAAGGTAAGCCCAATGGTCATGGTAAAACCTTACGCCTGTTTGGGAACCATGGCTGGGGTGGAGGTACTCGGACAGAGGGGGGCAGCATAACAAAGTACAGTAAGCACATGCTCCAGTATGAAGCAGATATGTATTTCTATGGTCATGACCACAAGCTCGATGAAGCCCTGGTCACGTTTATGGGCATTAGAGGCAAGAAGTTCATACCTAAAGACAAGCGCCTCTATTTAGCTGGCACCTTCCAGAAAACCTTCTCTATGACTGATGAGCCTACCTGGGCTGAGACTCGCGGCTTTCACCCTGCACCTATTCGAGGGCTTAATGTTTATGTTCAACCAACTGATTCCTGGTTTAAAATCTGGAGTGATCTATAGTGAGAATTGCCGGTGTTCACTGGACTTCCAAAGTTAACATCCTCATAGTGAATTGTATTTGTGGAGAATACTTTCAACACAGAGTAGACCGCTGGAAAGTTTACTGTCCTAAATGTAAACAATCAGTCAGCGTATTTAAATTAAGGCAGGAGTATTGCAATGAAAAATTGGCACGATTGGAATCCTAAGAAAGTAAGCGCCCTACTCTCCAAGATCTATAAGTTCTTGCGCGATAGTGATATATCCATTTACTTCAGCACTAATCTCTGTAGGTATGATGACAGTGGCGAGAATGATGTCTGTGATGGCTTCGTGAGCATGATTAGAGATCCTATTACGGAGACCAGGACCCCTGATGCTATTCACTTCGATCCTCGTCCATCTCAGCCACTTCTCACTGTATTTATTCATGAGCTGGTCCATGCACTTTATCCCAAACTGGAGGAATACCAAACAGCTCACATTGCAGAACAGGTGACGTTGCTGCTATCTGATAAACAAGCTACCAATATTTATAAGAGAGTGATTGATAGAGTATCGTAATATCAGGATATGGTAATAAGGTAATACTGTAATATCGTAATATCGTAATAAGGTAATCAAGTAATAAGGTAATCAGATAATCAGGTAATCTATAATTTTACCTACATATAGTATATAGAACAAGAGAAGGAGGAAAAGATGGCCCCTCATTTTGAGCAAGACACTTTCCGGGAACTCAGAAGCCTGGAATCTAAATTCGACCGCGAGAAGGAAGATCTCTCAGCTCAAGCCTATAACCGTATCAAATCCAGAATAAGCTGGCTTCGTAAAGCATTAAACAATCCTACCCCTCGACGCAGGGTGGTGGGCCTGAAGCGCGGAGCCCTGACCGAAGCAGAAAGAAACGGGGTAGCTCAGATCGAAGATCAGGACAGGAAGCTGCGAACCCTCTTGGAAAAACATGACGTGATTTGACAGGAACCCCCTTCAATCATTATAATATTAAGCATAGGAGAGATAACATATGACGAACGAGAAGAAACAAGAGCCCAAATATAAAGCTGAGGAATTCAACATAGCTGCCTCTGATGATCGCGGCCATAACGCTAAGATCGTGTTCAACGTGCAGCCCTTTATCGCTAAGCAGGCGCAGCAGTTCGTGGAATCCAGGCGGTTCCCCTATGCAGATAAGTCTGCCCTCTATCGCCACGGTACCTATCGTCACTTGAAATTCTTAGCCAGTTTAGAGGGCAATGTCAAAACCGTCATGGGTCAGATCAATGTGATCAATAAACTCTTTGACGATGAAGAACAATCAGCAGCTTTTCAGTCTACATTTCAAAGGCTTAGCTCTCTAATCTCTCATTATGTAGGAGCCAATGAAAAGATCCAGGCCGTTAGACTCATTACCGATGTTAAACAATACCTGAATGAGATGCCGGAAGGGTTCTGGAAAAGGAAATATCTTGAAGAGTTGGACGCTAAACACGGGGGATTTATCAAGGACGTGGTGAAAGAGTCCAAGAAATCAGCTGATATCGATCTACTGGAAGGAGAGGAAGATGACTAAACATAATCATAACTGGCAGCGTGTAACAGGCACAGAGCCCTCTAATCAAGAGCTGGCTGCACGCAAACGGAACGATGGGGCATTGAATAGTCCACAGTTTAAAAATGCCTGTAGGATGGTGGAAATTAAGCCTACCAGGAGACAGGCGAGCAAGTTCAGCCGGAAAATGGGGCTGGCTTATAAATATAAGGGGTAATGACAATGAGTCACGCAAATGGACAAGTAAGGTTTCAAGATGGCTTAATTTTACATTATGAGTATGATGGTACTTGTGATATTGTAATCCCGGCATTATGGAAAACACACAAAGAGGTTTGGGAGCACTGGCGCAATCAACCTGATAGACGCTGTGATTGCGGAAACGATGAAGCTGCTGAAATAGGTTGTGATTATGCTTATGGATCATACTGGCCGGGAAAAGCCTGTAGGCACTGTATGTGTGTCACAGATGGCCTTAGAATTTATCTTGACGAACCGCCATATGAAAAAGCAATCGATGTCCTGCCTGCATGGTGGGCAAAGTGATCCTTATAACAGATCTTAAAATAATCAAAACACATGACAAAGATAAATATAGACCTTCTGTGCATCCACTACATCACTATGGCCCAACGCCCGTTTTAGGAGTATACGATGACGGCCATGAATTTTGCGAGGTTACGGAAGAGATGGTCAGAGGTGAACGGTTCGTAAATACAAAAGGGGTTGAAGTCGTAATCGGATGGGATAAACAAACTCAGGAGTATCTCGGCTTACCCTTTCGTGTTTTTGAATCAATGGAAAAACGTAGGCAAAGTGACTATGAAGAGAATACAAGGCTAAGGAAAAAGCTCAGAGAATTAGAAGGATTAACTTTGTGGCAATTATTGAGGAAAAAGATAATAGCTACTTGGAGAGGATAATCAATGCCTTTACCTGCTCCCAACACATTCGGACTCCCGGACAAGTTCACCTCCTGGTATCCCTACCAAGACGATGCAGTTACCTTTGTGCTGGACTCCGCGAAACGATTCCCCACTGAAATCATGGCAACTGGTTCGGGGAAAAGTTTGATGTATGCCGCCGCTGCTCACATGATGGGAGCCCGGACAGCATTTCTTACATCAACCAAAGGATTACAGGCTCAAGTGCTTTCTGACTTCAGCTCTATCGGTCTCGTGGATATCCGGGGCCGGAACTCCTATCGCTGTATCCGCGATCCTGAAAACAAAACCCGATGCGATCAAGGCCTCTGCACAATAGGTGTAGGTTGCCAACACAAAAGCGATCTGAGCTGTCATTATTACGCTGCCTATGCTCGTGCTCGTGCTGCTAATCTCGTCGTTACCAATTACTCTTACTGGATGTACCAACATGCTTATGGCGAAGGTCTGGGCAACTTTGATCTTCTTGTTTGTGATGAGGCCCACGCTGTACCCGAGATAGTAAGCAGCTTTCTTACTGTCAAACTTGACCGGCGCGATGCATTCATGTCAGGGCTGCTGCCGAAGAATTATGGAGAGTATAATATTGAGCAGTGGGTAGACTGGGCTCGTAGCGCGACCGATACAGTCACCGAAGAGATCCAGGACCTAACAGACCATATTCGAGATCAAGGCGACCATTATATACCATCTCCAAAAGAGCGCAGTCTGCTCTCAACTTTCAGACGCTTAGAGAAAAGCTTGACGAGACTCCGTACCATGGATGATACCTGGGTGTGGGGCTCTAACAAGATCGAGGTTAACTTCTCTCCGATATGGCCGAAGAGTTATTGTGAAGATGTCCTCTTCCTGGATGTGCCTCAAGTAACTCTTACTTCTGCAACCGTATGCCGTAAAACACTTGATCTACTGGGAATACCTGACGATGACATAGATCTTTCTGAATACCCCCACCCCTTTCCGCTGGAGCATCGCCGGTTATCCTATATCCCCACTGTTCGCATGAATCATCGAGCTACTCCTGATCAGATCCGGTACTGGTTAACACGCATTGATCAGATCATCGGACGGCGCTTAGATCGTAAAGGAATTATTCACACAGTCAGCTATGACCGGCGTAACTTTGTCATGGCTAACTCGCTATTCTCTAAGCATATGGTCACACACGATTCGCATAATGCTGAGCAAGTGGTCAGGCAATTCAAGAACATGCCAGCTCCGGCGATCCTGGTAAGCCCCAGCGTCACTACCGGTTATGACTTTCCCGGAGATGAAGCTGAGTACCAGATCATAGGTAAGATTGCATACCCTGATACCAGAGATAAGATCGTTAAGGCTCGTGCAAAGGATGACCCGGAGTATCCTGCTTATATTGCTATGCAGCACTTAGTTCAAGCCAGTGGCAGGATTACCAGGCAACTATCTGACTTCGGTGAGACCTTTATTATTGATAATAATATTACGTGGTTTTTGAAAACGTATAAGGAGTTCGCACCGGACTGGTTTAAAGAAGCTTATAAATATTGTGATGGTGTACCCGCTGCACCAAAGAAGGAGGAATAAAATGGTTGAAAGATTTGAAAGTGAAGAAGCTGCCAACAGAAGAGTAGAAGAATTGAACAAGGAGGAGGAATTCGCAGCAAAGACATATCGTCATTCCTTCTGTCCTTTGATCAGGGCTTTCTGTCGGAGTGATTGTGTTGCTCTCGCTGCTGCTTATAAACGGAACATTATTACAAGCGATGACAGCAAAAGATACGATGTGTATCCACGTTACTGTGAATCACCTGTAATCACTGGCGCTATACACACTGAGAGGTACTAATTATGCAACAAGGAATTAAAATACAATTTACCTGGCACCGGCCTCGGACGCCCTCAAAATCTGCTGTCACAGACACAACCACCCTTGAGCGCGATACTTGGGATTTCGATGTTGAAGATCTTCAAAATCTATTAGAGAGTTTAGTCTGTGCTATTATGCAAAATGGGTATGAGGTGCAGATACTCAGGAGTGGAGACATGGCCGAGGAGGATGATGTGATTGACGTTGAGGAGAGGGTTGATTATACGGTTAACATTAAACCCGATGATGGACCACAAGAACTGCCTAAGCACCTGCATGAAGCTTTTTATGATTTATACGCTTCTTGTCGTTCAGGAGGCAACCTGGTTGCAGGCGTTCAAACGACTTCTAAAAAGCAGAGTTTATGACAATTGACTTTGAAGCATTAGCTCATCAACTGGGCTATCATGATTTCCGGGAATGGATCGTATTATCCTATTACCTCCCAAGGACTGAACCATCTGTGAAATCAATCGCAAGACGTCTTGGCGTTTCTGAATGGGCTTTACTGGACGCAATGGATAAGGAGCACTTACCCCGCCGCGAGAAGGGCTGGCCCAAGCCCCGGAATGGATACTTTTATTGCGAACCCTGCGGCAACTTGACAAGCCTCCACTTAGTTCGGTATAATATTAGAAACGGTAAGAAACAATTTGTATGCAGATCTTGCGAAGATCCTAAATCGAAAGGAGGTGACAGCATGAATCCATAAAGAAGGGAGGTGATAAATCAATCGTTAACTTTAATTAACTTATAGGAGGACTACAATATGTCTGAAGAAAACACATTATCATTTGCTCCCAGCGATGCAGCAGAGGGCGGCCTTCCGGTCGTCGGCGCTACTGTTGTCCTTGGGGGGGCTACTTTTCTCAATCGTAAGAGCAAGGACGGCGATACTGGAGAGGAGTTCATTCAGCCTTGCTTTGGCATTAACATGATTGACTATCAAACCGGTATCAATTATGGATTTGAGGGAGGCCCTCAGTCTTATAGCGTCGGTAATTCTGCTGAATGGATTATCACGGATGAAGGCGATATTCTCGCTGCTGTCAAAGGTACCCAGTTTAAAAAGAGTACCAAATTCATGATCTTCACACGCGAGCTGGTCAACGCCGGTTTCCCGGAGGAGCGCCTCAAAAAAGGTGACATCTCTGTCATTAACAACACTGTTGTCGTGATGGGTGAAGTACCCTTTCTGTTTGGTGGCGAAGTTCAGATGAGGAAGGGTAAAGACGGTAAGGATTATCCTGTTAAGGTTGTCGTGCCTACCGTTGTTACTATGCTGCCCGAGGACTATGCCAAGGAAATCAAGAAATCCGGCAAGAAAACTGATGGAGCCGGTGGTGATGCAAAGAAAAAGACCGACAAGGTTAAAAAGGACAAAGAGGAAAGCGCCATGGACGACGATGCCTTGCTGGCAGCTACCGTAACTGCGGTTACTGAGATCCTGGACAAAACCAAAGACGGCACCCTTGCCAAAGCTGCTCTGATGGCACAGGTGATGAAGCACCTCATGAAGGCCGATTATCGTAATGAGGCCCTGGCCTTGATCGATAAGAACTTTGAGGACGTGGAGAATGCAGCCTTAGAGTCGAGCGCCTGGATTGTCGATGAGGATATCATCCAGAAAGTCGAGTAGAACTATTCAATAGATGTTGATAATAGGTATATAGGGGGAGGGGGCTAAACACTCCCTCCTCTTTTTAAAAAGGAAAACACCATGAAACTTTATCACTACCACAAGCATGACGATAAGGGTAGACCAGTGATATCAGTATGCATCGTAAAGGACACAGCTCCTGATGGCCGCACAGTATACTCTCGGGGCATGGCGATATGCAGTCCACTGGATTATGGCTGCCTTAGAAATAAACACGGCAAGATGATAGCCAGAGGTCGTGCTCTTGCTGCTGCTAACGATCAACGAAGTAGAGGATACATTAACGAGTATGGTGGCAGAGATTTTGTCATTGAACAATTCAACGCAGCTAACGCTTCTAATCTTCTACTTAGCAACTATCCTCAAAAGTCAACATACGATATTGCTCTTACCATTGATGAGTATGAATTGATCCAGAAAGTTGATAAGAATGCTGCTGCGAGAGCTGCCAGATATATACCCCTGGCTCCAGCCCTTTTACCAAATTACGGAGGTGCAAGTCTATGATCAAATGTTGGAGTACAAAACGATGAGTCCCCCTATGTTACGAGACTTTGGCCGAACAGTTATGGCAGAAGAATTAGGCCGACCTTTATCTTCTACTGAGTTAGTTCACCATAAAGATGAAAATCATTTTAATCACGATTTAGATAATTTACAACTTGTATCGCGTGCTGAACACGTTTGCATACATAAACCTGTGAAAGGATATAAATTCACAGACGAACAGAGGAGAAAATTGAGCGAAAGTCACAAGGGAATTAGACATTCCATGCAGACTCGGTTAAATATGAGTAAAACGCGAAAAGGTAGAAGTATAACCTGGGGCGATAAAATATCGCAGGCCAAGATAAAATTAAGAAAAGAAGAAGTATTAACATTTTTACAGCATCATCCAAATGCTACTATAGCAGATACTAAAAAGAATTTTAAATTAAAATCTCATGGTCCTATTTCTCGTTTGGGTGGATTGCGTAATTTAAAAAAGGAGGTTAATCATGGTTAAATGTTTTTATCACGGATCTGATTTAGATGGGTGTTGCGCTGCTGCTATAGTGCATCGCGCATATCCTGAAGCTGAATTTACTCAACTTGAGTATGGATTCGATGAAGGAGTAGAATTGAAAGGCATTACACAGCTTGATACCGTTATCATGGTTGACTATAGCCTTCAACCGATTCTACGCATGGAAGTCTTATCAGAGAGATGTGCTAAACTCATCTGGATAGACCATCACAAATCTGTCAGGAAGGATTTGACTCGCTATAACCAAGGGGCGACGCCAAGAATTCAATATAATGGCAATGTAACTGATGGCCCCCTTGCTGCCTGCGAACTGGCCTGGTATTATTTTTTCTATTATCTTGCTGATCTACCTGAAGCTGTCCGGCTCCTTGGTGCTTATGACACCTGGCGTTATAAAGGCACAGATGAGGAAGAGGACGTGCTCAACTTTCAGTACGGCATGAGATCCTATCCTACTGGACCCACTGCACTTATATGGGAGGGACTTATTCCTCGCACCTTTAGCAATCGTATTACTCAAATCATGGATCGCGGTAAGATTATCCGACAATACGAGACCCTGAAGAATGCTGACAAGCTGAAGAACGTTACCCACGATATCAAATTTGCTGGACTTAAGTTCTTAGCTGCTAATACTCAGAGTAAAGGCAGTATTCAATTTCAGTCTCAATGGGATGCAGACAAATACGACGCAATGATGGCTTATTGTTGGCAGAAAGATCACTGGACGGTTAACATGTATACCGATAAGCCTGGTATTGATCTTGGCGCTATAGCTAAATCCTGGGGTGGGGGTGGTCATGCTGGAGCTGCTGGGTTTCAAATGTCAGGTCCGCAGGGTCTCTACACCAACCTGGCTAATCACCTTAGGTACTTATCCAGAGAAAGGAGTAAATCATGACACTGTTATGTACAATCTATCTACTGTTTGCCTTCATCGTCATCCTGAATGCAGCAGACATCTACACTACTCTACGCTGCTTAAACACCGGTGCCGGTAAAGAAGGCAACCCAATCCTTAAATGGTTATTCGACCGTGTGGGTGTGCATGTAACACTCATAGGCAGTAAGGTGTTTATACTATCTATCTATCTCATAGGCCTGATGTTCTTTGCCAAAGATGCTCCGATCCTTTGCACCATTGCCAGTGCCATAGTCACAGGCTGGTACACCTGGATAGTGATTCACAATAACAATATCCTGGTTAAACATGAAACACGCAAAGGAATGAGGCTCTAATGGAAATATTCAAAACAAGTGAACGCCGTGACAAGCTGCATCTCCTTCCTGGATTCAAGCCTACTCCTGACGGCCTTGTCATCGTACTCCACACTCAGGACGAAATCGATCAACTCTTCGGCCTGCTGAATCACTACAAAGTTGCCCGTTGTGGAGTTCCTGTCATAGAGAGCCTGTATCAGTTAGTGAAAAAGTATCGCACCACACAAGGTTCTGATAAATACTTTAGCAAAGTTGCCGAGGCCTTGAGTTGATCTATGGAATATTACATTCTTGATGACAAGTACCCTCCCATAGGCTCCGGTGTTGACCGTACTCCCGGACTACATCTATCCGATATTCTTGAATTCATCGAATTACACATGGGGGTTAAATACGGTACTGGCTGGGACCGCACTCAAGTCATGGACTCTGGATTCGTGTGGGAACGTCACCTTGAACGCACTATCGCTGAAGTCAGATGCGCTCGTATAGGTGAGGTTGAACTCGACGGCATTCTAATGAGCCCTGACGGTCTTGGTATCGATAAGGATGGTATCAGCACGCGAGAGGGTAAGATTATCGTACCTCCTTCAGGCAAGCCTATACTGATGGAGTATAAATGGACGTGGAAGTCATCCATAAACATGCCGTGGGATAACTGGCGCTGGATGACGCAAATTAAATCCTATTTAAAAGGTGTAAACATGGACATCGCTATCATGCATATCGCTTATGTGAATGGCAATAACAGGGGTAGCGGTCCACAATATCGTCTCTGCTGGATGAGATTCGAGCAAGAGGAGTTGGATAAAAACTGGGAGATGATTATTAGAAACAAAAATAAACTACTGGAGGAAAGAAATGAATGATGAACTAAAGGATAAAAAAGAAGTACCGAAACTGGTTGAGAACTTTGGCAGTGCTGGTGAGGAAGAGGAAGAGTGCAACTGTGAAGGAAGCTGCGATGAGTGCGAAGACACTGATTCGAGATTTGATCCCGAGCAATGCGAGCAGTTTGCAGAACCTCTTCTGCGTCCTGATTGCGTCAACAAACCTGCCAACCCCGCAAAGCACCTCTCTCACATCCCCATGGTGGACGACTCCCACTTCTTTACCGGAGAGAAGATCGTAACCATAGGATTCGCTAATGGCATGTCATTTCAATGTGGCAAAATCACACCTGATAAATTGGAGCTGTACATGAAGTACGACATTCCCACGCTGAGCTACTTTAACGAGCAAACCGGTGAACAGTTTTCCATTAACTTCGCTATGGTGGCGATGGTCATTGCTGCTGATGAAAGACTCATTGAACCTGGTAGTAAACCCACCCCTAACATCGTACAGCCTGGACCCAACACGGTACAGTAAAGGAGAAGACATGAGCACGTTACTACAAGATGATTTTATAAAAGCTGAGCTGGAAGACATCAACTCTTTATTCCTTTCTCTCAGCGGCCACGACAACACCGGTAAGACTCACTTTGGCCTCAGTGCTCCTGGAGCCATAGCTCTCTTCAATCTGGATCGTGGGCTCAAGGGTGTCATCGAGAAATTCTTGATCCAAGGAAAAGACATCCAGCGGTTGAATGTTAACATCCCGAGACCTAAAACAGATAACGTCTTGATCGAGAAAGACGGCAAGAAGTTCTTGAAGAATGTTCAGGTCGTTGACAAGGACGTTATGGATCAGGCTCAGGAATCTTTGCAACAGGTGATCAACTTATCGCGCAAAGCAATGGTCAATGACGCTATCCGCACTCTATTCTATGACACTGGTACAGCACTGTGGGAGTTATGGCGAGTAGCGAGATTCGGCAAGATCCTTCAGGTGCCTGCTTCTGCTTACCCTCCAGTCAATGCAGAGTTCGTTGGATTCTGTAATGAGTTAAAAGACTCTGGCAAGAACATCATCATGACGCACCAAATGAGGCCGGTATATATCGATGACAAGAAAACCAATCGCTTTGAAGCTGCTCAGTTCAGTAAGATGGATTACATTAGCGACGTGAGTATTCGCACCAGCTATGACAGCGAAGAGAATGAGTTCAGTTATATCATTACCAGGTGTAAGGCTCACCCGGAGCTGCAATGGGATGACGATATCCCGTATGATATGCTTCACGACTTTCCTACGATGGGGCAATTGGTGGTTGATGATACTACTGTTGAGGACTGGGAATAACATTTAATCAACTCAAAAAGGAGGAAAATATGAGAGTAAGAAGATCATCTTGGCATTACAAACTTAGTTATCTTGGAAGTGATTATGAAAGGGGAAACGACAATCTGTGTGGTTATTTTTGGAGGACGGTTGGAAAGGCTGTGCTTTTATTGGGGGTTTTTTCCCTCGCAAGTCTTCTTGTCTACACTTATTTTACTCATCTATTAGTAATCTCTAATACAATTTTACTATTGTTTGTTCTATCTTCGCTGATAGTCCCGCCGTTGGTAATTGTGTATATTAGAAAGATACTTGGGAAATCCCCGGAAATGCCCTACGGAAATGTCCTGACTGGATACTTGAAGGCCAGAAAGCAAAAAGTCTGTCCATTAATAGAATTTGTTTAACTGGAGACGACTATGATACTCATCGATGATGATTACGAGTGCTTAGAAATCTTCCCCCCTGCTTGGAACGGATCATCTCTAAGATTGTTCCCTGAAAACGACGACGGTATTGGTAAAACAGTTCTTCATGGTCCTAATACATACCCGATTGTTTTATCAGAATTAATAGGGACTGATCCCGACAACCCCTCATTTCGTGTTTCAGGGAATACAATACGCTGGAGATCCATGCATGGCTACATGAAGACAGATGGACTGTTAATACGCAGGTTAAACTATGATACTTATTGATAATCGCGTAGGCAGCAAGGAGATCTTCCCTCACCTTGAACCTGGTATCAATAAGGAACTCACCCGCCTTGACTTTGCTGATGCTGCCTTCTTAGGCCGTGGTCCTGCTGGCCCTGTAGTAGTGGGCATTGAACGCAAAACCATCCCTGACCTGGTGAACTCCATGGAAAGTGGCAGGCTGTCAGGTCATCAACTCATTGGCCTGCTGAAAATCTATGACTACAATTACATCATCGTTGAAGGAGCCTGGCGCTGTGATAAGTTCGGATACCTTGAGATCATGAAGGGTAGAAAATGGACCTCAAAGCTATACGGGAATAAGAAAATTCAATACAGTGCTATCGTGGGATATCTGAATACCTTAACCTGGCTGGCAAATATTCAACCTGTGTTCCTTCACAACTTGCCCGAAACAGGCCGCTGGCTATCTAAAAACTACCACTGGTGGCAGAAGTTGTGGGAGCGCCATAAGTCACACCTGCAATTCCATACTGAACCACCTGAACGCCTTCACCTGGTTGAACCTTCTCTATTCTGCAAGGTAATCAAAGAGCTGGAAGGCATAGGCTGGGACAGGGCTCATGCTCTCGCTGAGCATTACAATACCCTCACTGATATCGTGGCTGGCGGTGAGAAAGAGCTACAGAGCGTCCCAGGCATAGGTAAAACGGGGGCTAAGAAGATCCTGAAACAATTAGAGGAGGTGTATTGACAGTACCCCCTTTAACCCTGTATAATAGAGTATAAATAAGTAAGGAGGAATAACTATGAATCCCAGTCCCACAATTGTCCTCATTCTCGTGATTATCCTGTACTTTGCCTGTGTTGTAGCCCTCATATGGCTATGGCATATAAAGACACGTATATTTAAGGCAAAAAAGAAGATCACTCCTGTTGTCTCTGGACCAGATTATCTCTGCAATAAAACCCTTCAAGACTTTACTGGTCGTACCTGCTTCACTGCTGGTAAGATCTACATGGAGGACCATGAATCAAGCAACCCTGAGCAGTACCTATCCCTCATTGATGATATGGGACATTCTCACCATGTTACTTTAAGTGAGAATAAATATGGCGCGGGAGGTTGGAGAGAATACTTCAAAGAAGTAAAGGTCAGCGCTTAATGAACCTAAAACCTTAATAAGGGAGATTATTATGAAAAATTTACCAGAAGTGTGTGACGTTGTTACCATTAAGAATATTGCCACCAATGATCGTAGTTACACGGATGATCTTTGGAGAGTCACGGCGGTGAACGAAACTCATGCTAATTTACGAGCAGTAAAAAGGAGAAGGCTTTCTCAAGAGATAGTAGTATGTCTGCGCGAGTACGAGTTTTCGGATGCAGAGTCTTTTATGGTTGACCCGCGCCAGTTTTGCCGTAACCTGTGTTGCCCTTGCATATCTGAATAAGGTGTCATGAAACTCGCAACAACATGTAATCGCTGCTCTCTCTGCGAAACCCGTAAGAACATAGTATGGGGGCAAGGTCCTGCATCTGCCTCCATTATGTTCATCGCTGAAGGTCCGGGTAAACAAGAGAACGAGCGCGGCGTACCCTTCTACAAGCACGCTAAGGCTGCTAAGGAGTACGATAAGCTGCTACGGCGTATAGGCCTCTATCGTGAGGATGTCTATGTTACCAATACAGTCAAGTGTCATGTGCCTGATGATAAAGATCCCAGTGATGAACAGGTGGCTACATGCACGACTTGGCTGGAGGAGGAGATTAAACGTGTTAACCCTGAAATCATTATTACTCTTGGTCGTGTATCTACTGATTATGTTACTAATACAAAACTCAGTATGGAAATGGCTCATGGGATACCCTATCTTATCAAAGACCGTATTGTTCTGCCTGCTTATCACCCTGCTGCTGGTCTGCACCAACCTCTACTTATGAAGCATTGTCAAGATGATTTTAAACTCATTCTACCAACACTTAGAGGAGAGATTCAACCGCGACAAGGGCTTTATGCTGATGAGTACCCTGATCCAGAGTACACAGTCTACGATGGGGAGCCTATTCAATTATTCCAGTTTGGAGGAGATCCCCACGTAATAGCTATCGATACAGAATGGGCGCGTGAAAAACCGTGGTGTCTTACATTTTCTACTGAACCTGGTGTGAGTAAAATGGTTAAAGCTGGTCACGAAAACAACTTAGCCTTCCTGAACTGGTTCTTACATGACGCTGATAATCTCATTGTTCTCATTCACAACGCCCTCTACGATTGGCCTGTCCTTCAGCGTATGGGCATTGAACTCAGCGGACTCAATGTAGTTGATACCATGGTCATGAGCTACCTGCTCCAAGATATGCCTCAAGGCCTTAAACCATTAGCTTATCGTATTGCTGGTATGCAAATGGGTAGCTACTCTGAAACAGTGGCACCAGCTACCCACCTCCATGCTATGAAATACTTAGCGCAATTAGTGGAGAAGGCCTGGGCGTTCGAGAAACCTGATGAGGAATTCCATTACGTCAAAGGTGTGCCTAAAGTAAAGCAACCTCAGAGCATAGGTACTAAAGCTTATGGTGCCTTACGTGACAACCATTTCAAAGGAGCCAATGCCTATGATCGCTGGAATAAGATAGAGCCTGAGTATCGGGAACTCCCCGAAGCCATCATGGGCAAGATGCAAGCAGGAGAGTTATGCGATATAGATTTTGACACAGCTCTCTGGTATGCGTGTAGAGATGCAGATGCCACTCTACGCATCTACCCCTACCTTAAGTCACGTATTAATGAGATGAACTTGCAACCTATCCTCGATATGGACATGAACACTATTGAGATGATCGTAGACATGCAGCGCACCGGCATTACCCCTAACCTGGAGAAGGTAACTAAACTATCAGGCTACTTCTCAGATCGCATGAAGGAATACGAGCGCAAGATAATCGAAGTCGGCGGTGTCAAGAAGATCAATCCGGGAAGTCATGACGATGTTCGCGCTCTACTCTATGACCACCTGGGGCTCAAGAAGGGTAAGACCACAAAAACCGGCAAGGCTAAGACCGATGCTAAGGCGCTGGGGAGGCTCATGAAAGACCACGCCGTTGTAGAGCACGTCAAGAACTGGCGTGAGATGCAGAAACTCAAAACTACTTACGCTGACACAATCCCCAAGTTCGTGCGGCCTGATGGTGCTATATACCCTAACTTACGCATTACCCGTATACCTTCAGGTAGATTAGCTGCCCATGATCCTAATCTCTTGGCTATACCCATTCGCACTGAAGATGGTAGAAAGATTCGGGAATGCTATGAACCACGTCCGGGATGTGTATTTATATGTGGTGATTACGGTCAAATCGAACTCCGGGTCATGGCGCACGACGCGCAAGAACCTGTTATGTTACAGATATTCGGAGATGGTGGGGATATACACACGATGACGGCAATGGAAGTGTTCGACCTACCAGAATCTCAAATAGATAAATATAAGCACAGACTCCCCTGTAAGCGTGTCAACTTCGGCATACCTTACGGTACACAAGCTGTAGGACTACATGAAACACTACTCTCTGATGGAGCTGATCCTAATGAGTGGACTGTGGATCGCTGTGACGCTCTTATTCAGACCTGGCTGCGCCGTTTCAATAAAATTGCTACTCTCATTAGTGAGACTCACGCCTCTGCTCGACGTAACGGCTACGTGAGAGACATGTGGGGCCGAATCCGCTGGATACCGCAAGTTTATATGGCTGATCAATACCTGGTAGCTGAAGGGCTACGAGAGGCTCAGAATCATCCAATACAAGCAGGTGCCAGTGGAGTGATCAAGAGAGCTATGGCTGATCTAATCCCTGTGTATAAACAGTTCAGATCTGAGGGGATTTATATCAGCCCATTACTTCAGATCCATGATGATCTGATGTGGGAAGTCGAGGAGGGGGCTGTTGAGTTAGTGTCGCCGGTAATCAAGTCCTTTATGGAGAGTGCTGTAACGCTGAGCATACCTACTCCGGTTGATATTGAGATCTGTCCTAATAACTGGAGTAAGAAAATTGCACTGGTTGATTACTTAGCGGAGGCAGCGTAATTTGACAATAAAGTATTAAACAGGGGATAGATTATCCTGTTCGACAACAAAAGGTAAAGAAGGTTATAATGACTACAGTAAATAAGGATCACACTTACAACGTTAAATACATAGGAGGCACTATTCGTTTTACTGGTCGCGCCATGGAAGCTGTGCATAAAGAGTTAACGTTGCGTCTATGGCAAAGTGTGGAATGTATGAAGGCTTACCTTAATTACTGCATTATGGGTCAACCATACAGAGT